ATGATGGGCATGACCCCCAAGGAATACGCCGTTTCAAAGCGTGAATTGCAGGCACAAGGGAAAATTGGACGATGAGTGATTTCAAGCGAGCCACACCTAACTCGACGGCAATCGAGGAAAAGAACATGAGCGCACAGGAACGCGCGGCGGCCCGTGCGGCTGAACTGCGCAGTCACGGCTTGGAATCCGACGCCAGCGTGGACAAGTTCCATGTTGATGCGTCCATTATTCCTGACGGCTGGACGTATGAGTGGAAGCGCCACACGACATTCGGGCAGGAAGATCACACCTACGCCATGCAGCTTCTGCAACGCGGTTGGCAGCCCGTCCCGGCCAATCGTCCCGGCCACGAGCATATGATGCCGCAGGGGCACACCGGGCATACGATCACCCGTGAGGGCATGATCCTGATGGAACTGCCGCTGGAGATTGTTGAAGAATATCGGCATCGTTCGCAGCGTGATGCCCGCGCGCAGGTCTTGCAGAAGGAAGCCCAGCTTTACGAGACGCCCGCCGGGACGCTTCCCCGTGATGCGGATTCTCGCGTTCGGCCCAAGCTGGGACGTTCCTATGAGGCCCCGCCCAAGCCCTCGATGAAGGTTCCGGGTTGACAAAGGAATGTTGGGTGGGGTAACTTTACCCTACCCGCAAGGGTGCGCCAAAGGGGTGTGATTGGTTTCCGACGACAGCCAGTTGCACCCCTGACGGGGCAACAGTTTCGCCCGAATGGGCAACGATGCCGAAGCCTTGGAGTTGGCGGACCGGAAAACGTCCAACGGAAAGGCCAAGCGGGTGTAAGGCCCGCACAGTTTCGCCCCGATGGGCAAAGAGTTCGTGCGGCGGCGTGGATGGACACGCTGATGGGGGAGCCTGAAAGGGCGTTGAACCAGTAGCCAATTAAAGCAAGCCGGTATCAAGCCCGGCCCGCACGATTCAGTTTCATGCAGCTAGCGTGGTGAAGTCGCAGACACGCAGCGAATGTGGTCCGCTGGACTGACCTTAAGGGTATCAGGACGCTGCGGTTCGCCGGTGTCGCGCCCGGCCTGCATGAATACATACCCACCCCCCACCAAGGCCCCCATGACCTGCCGCCTCTGGACCCGTATTCGTGCTAATGTGCGGCGGTGCTTGCGGTATATTTGAAACCGTGGCACATTATTCCCGCTCTCTTGAGCGTTTTCCTCCCAAGGATAGACTTGGCCCCTCTAATTCGGTTTAGAGGGGCCTTTTTCTTGGCTACTTGCCCCTTCACTTAATCTATGCAATAGATGTGGCCTGTGTCCCCCGGTGTGGACACTTCGCATATTCACCCGGCACCTAGTCGCCCCGGCGCGCGATGATGGGCCTCCTGTAAAAGGGAGTCCGCCATCATGGCGAACACCAATACGCCCTTCGGTTTCCGACAGGTCAAAGGCACCGGGTCTGTCCCGACCTATGAACTTTCGACTCGCAAGATCGCATCAAACAACAGCACAGCCATCTTCTTTGGCGATGCCGTCATTCCTCTGACGACCGGCTACATTGGTCAGGCCACCGCCTCCACTGTCCGCATGGAAGGCATTTTCTACGGCTGCAAGTATCTCTCCACCTCGCAGAAGCGTGTTGTCTGGTCGAACTACTGGCCCGGCGCCGACGCTACCGGCGATGTCACCGCCTATATTTGCGATGACCCGAACGCCCAGTTCATCGTTCAGTCCTCCGACGCCTCCGGCACGTCCCCAATCGCGTTCGCCAACGTTGGCGAATACATCAACATCGCAGTCGGCACCGGCAACACGGCAAACGGCATCTCTGGCATGACTGTCGATCAGGACACGCTCGGCACGACCGTTACGCTGCCCTTCCGCATCGTTGGCCTCGTTGAAGACCCGCCGGGTGTCAACGGAACCGATATCACGACCGAATATAATCAGGTCATCGTCGCCTTTAACAACGCCTCGACCCGTACCAATGGTGCTGGCCCGACTGGCATCGCTTGATAGGAGTGGGCAACAATGGCCGTCAATCTTAGCCAGATCAAAGACCTTCTCCTCCCCGGCCTTCGCGGAGTGGTAGGCAAATACGAGCAGATTCCGTCGCAGTATGACAAAATCTTCGACAAGTATGATTCGAAGATGGCCCTCGAACGCACGGCGGAAATGCGCTACCTGGGCTATGCCCAGCTTAAGACCGAAGGTGGCCAGACCTCCTTCGATAACAACGCGGGCGAGCGTTACGTCTACAATCAGGAGCACAACGAAATCGCTCTTGGTTACGCGATCACCCGCAAGGCGATTGACGACAACCTCTACAAGACCCAGTTCCAGCCTTCGAACCTCGGCCTGACGGAATCGTTCCACCAGACCAAGGAAATCTACGGCGCGAACCAGCTTAACACCGCCACGACCTACAATTCGGCAGTCGGCGGTGACGGCAAGGCTCTGATTGCCACGGACCACCCGATTGACGGCGGCACCTATGCCAACCGTCCTACGGTGGACGTGGACCTGAACGAGTCTTCGTTGCTGAACGCGATGATCCAGATTCGCACGTCCTTCAAGGACCAGGCTGGTCTGAAGATGTTCGCGCGTGGTCGCAAGCTGGTGATCCCGGCTGCGCTGGAGCCGGTCGCCATTCGTCTTACCAAGTCGGAGCTTCGCCCCGGCACGGCAGACAACGATGTCAACGCAATCATGATGACTTCGGGCGGCTTGCCCGATGGCTACATGGTCAACGACTACCTGACCTCGGCGACTGCATGGTTCCTGCTCACCAACATCAAGGGCCTGAACTATATGTCTCGTGTGTCCTATGAAATGGACATGCAGGTTGATTTCATTACGGACAATTTGCTCTGCAAAGGATATGAGCGCTACTCGTTCGGGTACTCAAATCCGAGAGCTATCTGGGGTTCTTTCCCCTCGTAACGCGATAGGGCGGGGAGACGAAAACTCCCCGCCCTTTTCTCCCGGCCTTTCATTAGCCACGTGGACCGTCCGGGCGGACGCTGCACAGACCACTTGGCCACCTCGTGCAGGAGTATCCCGAAATGGGAACGACTACGTTTACTGGCCCGGTCAGGGCTGGCGACATTCTCAACACAACCGGAACCACGCTCGGCTCTGACGTTGCCAACGTGGGTTATGTGGTCATGGCGCAATCGTCTGCGGTTACGCAGGCCAGCGGCGCCACAACCATTGTCATCCCAAAGAACAGTCAGATCGTTGAAATCAGCGTCATGGTGACGACTGTATGGGATGGCGTATCCACGACATTCGGCGTTGGCACGACTGCCTCTGCCACGTTCCTGACGGCTGCTGGCGCGCTTGACGGCGTTGCTGTTGGCCCTCTTACCGCAACCCCTGGAACTGACGCCACGCGAGCCGGAAACTGGATCGACGTTGGCACCACGGATCGCAAGATTCTTGTCACGTCCACGAATACCGGCGCTGGCGTCGGTGTCATCACGGTTCGTTACGTTCAGGCGCTCAATCTCACCGCGTAATTTTTCAGGAGGGTTCCATGGGTTTCTACAAGGGCAAGTCTGGTTCTGAAATCGTTGACGAAGCCGAAGGCAAGACTGACGGCTTCAAGAAGGGTGGCCGCGCTGCCAAGAAGAAGGGCGGCAAGGTCATGGGCGAGGCTGCGGAGGCTTCCGCCTGCCGCAAGCCGCGCAAGTCTGGTGGCGCTGTGTTTTCGTCTGCTGCCAATGGTTCGCCCCGCAAGCCGTCGAGCCATTATTGAGCGCGCCGTTTGGTGCTGATTTGTGCTAGTATAACGGGGGCCTAGCGCCCCCGTTTTTGCAAGACGCCCGGTAAGGAAAGATCACATGCGCCCGATTACAGTTGCCATCGGACTTGCAACCGCCGCAAGCGCCAATTCCATTTCAACGTCACAGACGCCTTATGCCGGGCAGATCATCCTGAATGGCGCCGTAGCGACGTTTTCGATTAACAACGTGGCAACGGCACAAAACCCAGCAGGCGCGGGCAATCTTACACTTACGTCAACGGTCGGCTCCTTTGCGCAGCCGCGATACCTCTACATCACGAGCGCGGCGAACGATTCCGCTCTGACGTTCACGGTGACGGGCGTTGGTGTAAATGGGCAGCCGATCACGGAAGTTATCACAGGCGCCAATGCCAAGGCGCGGGCATCGGTCAATCGGTATGTGTCGGTCAGCAATATCGCGGTATCTGGCGATGCTGGTTCGGTTCAGGTCGGCTCTTTCGCGCTTGCTACGCTTGCGGAAACGCGCCGCGTCCTGATTACAAATGCTGGCAACGAGACTGGCAACACGTTCACGATCACCGGCACGAACTGGGCTGGCG